AATATCTTTACCGACCCACATCGATACGTGTACCAATTATTTGGGCCATGCATAGGTATTAGATGCCTCTATTGCGCGCATTCTCGTGCATTCTAGGGCGTTGATCGGTCCATTTTTTGGTCCTAGTTGGTCTTCCAATAGCACTTTCCATGAAACGATCCAAATCCTTTTGAAGCATGGCTTCTTTGTGTTCTACATTAGCTCTGTTGCTATCCACGTCCATTACGGACGTCCAATAGTTAACAGCCATTGATAAACAGTCGAGTAAGTCGTCGTGTTTCAATGCTCCTTTTTCCCTCGTCAAACGAGACATTTGAAAGAACAGTCTATGTTCTTGTTCATGATTATCGTAATCCTGACGGATCAAAGCATCGTCAACAACCAATCGGTGTTGATTCATAACCGGCTCAAGTGTATCTATAATCCGTTTTTCTTTTTGTACATTATGTCTCACTTCCTCGATTGAGCACGGGTGAATAGTGTGTAGTATAGGCTGCATTATTTGCATAAACATTCCGTCACCAAAGTTGCTCTCTATGACAATTTGATTAACATCTTGTCTCTTTGCAGCGTAACAAATATCTTTAAGTGTTTCTTCTGAATACCCACCGTCTAAGGCGCCAAATTCTGTAAGATACAGTGTACCGTGTAGCATTTTGACAATGCAGTAAGCAGTCTTGTCGGCGCCTCTTCCTGAGGGATCTATAGACATTACACTACCTTCCCATTGTTTAAATTCTTGCGACATGTGAAGTGGTGAGGTGTAGTAATCGCCTTTTAGTCCTACGTTAGGAATCTCGGAATCAAGAGCTTTAATCTGATCTTGACCTGATGCCCATAATATTTTGATTGGTCCTTCGTTCCACGATTTTGATCCTGAGACAACAATAAGATCGTTAAGCTTTAATGGATAACGGTCCATATCAGACAAAGTGGTGTCTAACATAAACTGCAATGCAAAGCCTGAACGACCATACGATATTTCACGTTCTAATAAGTCGCTCTCATCAAATCTTTGTGGGTCAGTAGGATCTTTAGTTTTCTTTTTGCTCTTTGCAATTAACGGTGCCAATTTGCCACCATAATTAATTCGTTGTGTGTCGTTAGGATAACGAGCAGGCCAAATTCTTGTTTTAAAACCGCGTTCTTCTAATGAGTTGTATAAACTAAATTCTGTTTGTGGAGTTCCTAAGAATACAATCCGTCCTACTTCTGGTTTAATAATTGCATCAAATTCTTTAACAGTTTCACTTAAGCGATCTCTCATAAGTTGTGTTTGTGAGTTATTTGCAGACTCAACGTCATCGGCAACAATAAGATCAGCACGTGATCCTGTAAGTTGAGATGTAACACCTAACGATTTAACTGAAGGTGCATGTGATGCAAGTGCAGGACCAACATCAAATGAAATTTTAGAAGATCTTTGATTTTGATTAGGCTGCAAGTGTTCAAGTATATCCATCTCACCAATAAGTCTTTGTGTGAATGTAGAAAAGTCATCAGATCTACTTTTAGAAGCTGAAACAACTAATATATTTTTTTGAGGATCAAGTAGTAGTTGGTGACAAACGAACGCAGAAGTAATCCATGATTTTCCAACTCCTCTAAAAGCTTCGATAACTAATCTTTTAGGACCAGCTTGTAGAAATTCTGCAATATCATATTGTATTGGTGTGGGATCAGGTAGATTGAGGTGTTTCCAACAAAGAAATAAAAAATTTTTAAAATCTTTAAGTCTTGGGTCCATTATTTTTTTGACCTGTTGTAAGACTTACTTGTAACCTTTAAGTTTTTCTTTGAGTTATTTCTTGGATTGCCGTCTTTGTGATCTATATCTTTTCCATCACCTTTGTGTACTCTTCCAGATCGTGTGAGTTGTCTTCTTACTTTGTTTCGACTCGCTCTATCTTTTTTTGCTGAACGAGATGCATGAAACTTTAAATATTCTGCTCTGTAGTCTCTAGGCATTCTTCTTCTCCTGATTCATCAAATGGCAAGTTTTCAATAACATTTTTAGGCTCCTCTTGTGTTTCAATTCCATATTGTTTTGCAATATCTAAACAAACTTTTAATTCTGTAGCAGTGAGTTCAACACCACTAGTTAGTTTTGTGTGCGCTTGCTCTATTAATAAACTTGTTATAGCGTTTGCTTTATTTTTAATTTCGCTCATTTAGCCATTTCTGGACGTCGAATGCCGGACAATCCTTCTCAGATATTTCATTGTGTCCTATTATTTTTGCCCCTAAATGCCTTTCTTCTAATTGGTCAATTAAGTGCTCAAAGCTTTGCCATTGCTCTTGAGTAAAGTTATTCTCAGCAACATTAATGTCTTCTTCACTTACTCCTCCAACTAAACACACTCCTAAAGATTTATTGTTGTAGCCTCGCGCATGAGCTCCTGCTTCGTTTTCTTTTCTTCCTTCTTCAATTCCACCGTCTCTCTTAATTAAGTAGTGGTAACCAATTTTGTCAAAACCTCTTTCTTTATGCCATTTATCAATAGTTTCAGCATCAATATCCATAGATGGTCTTGTGGCTGCGCAGTGTATTACAATATATTGAACGTTCATTATTTCTTCCCAAAGAATTTAGTTGCTCCCTTTATCCCAAATGAAGCACTTACGATTACACCCAAAGTATATTTGTACCAATCCGGAGTCATTGCTAACGCAGCAAATCCTCTTTCTACATATTCAACAGTAAACGGAAGGAAACATAACAGTAACGGAATCGAAAACAGGATCGTCAAATATTCGTCTTTCCATGAGTCTTGACTACCTTTAATAGCTTCTACGTCCCAGTCTATTTCGCCTGCAATTTGTTTCTTTTTGATTTCTGTTTCAGCTTTAATAGCAGTTAGTTTCTGTTCTGCTTTAGCTTTCTTAGTATCTACAAAACCTTTAATTGCATCTCCTGCTACTCCGAGCAGTGGTTTGATTAACATTTGTAACATAATTTTATTTTTCTTCTTTTTTATTTTTAAGTTTTTAGCCTTCTGTAGACCATAAAAGAAGTAGTAAAACAATTAGCATTATAATTGCTTTATCCATCTTTTTATCGCTAGGAGGAAAGCGGAAACCTTTCCACCTATAAATCATTCGATTATTTTATCTAAATGTCTTACTCCTAGTGAATCAGTTACCATTACGCCTTTTTCTAAAGTACAGGTATATTGTACTTGATTACCTGCTGTTCTTTCCGCTACTCTTTTGCCCTCTAAACAAACTGATAAACTTGGTTGATGATACCAACCATCTAAGCGTTTGTTGTCGCCTTCAATAATATACATAGACAATACAAATACCATTTCAATCATTAGTGGCTTCCATTTCCCCTTAGTTTATCAACTAAAGTTTCTAAATCTATTACTCGCTCTTCTATAAACTGCGAGTGCATATCTACCTTATCGATCATAGGTAGCTTTTCTTCTACGTCTGTCTTTAATTTGTCGTGTTCCTTAGATAGAAATTCCAACAACATATATTGTTCTTGGTCAATTGGTTTTTGCTCAGCTGCTTTGAGTAAGTCTGCTTGCATTAATTGTAATTCTGTTTCTATAATATTAAGTCGTTCAATGACTCCAAACCCGAACCAAGCGCCCACAAAACAAGCACCGATAATAGAAATAAGGTTACGTGCCGGCATCGAGATGGAGGTGTTTTCACTTAATTTCATCTCGCTAATCTTACTACAGTAAATATTATTCCGACAATAACACCAATAATACCAACTGCAGAAACGAATCCCCAGCCGCGATTCATATTAGCTTTTAAATCTATTATTTCGTCTCGTTGGAATTTTGTTTCTGTAGCAAGTGAATCTATTTTTGAAATAAGTTCTTTATATCGTTCTTCACAAATTGCTTCGTGTGTGTCGATACGATACTCAACTTCGGTAGTCATTAGAAAATTATAATTGCAGCTACTACTACAATAGCCACAGCCCATAGTGGCATTTCGTACCACATAATAGGATCTAATTTTTCTTTAATTTTTTGTATCATTTTTTTTCTCTTTGTTAGGTTTTTTTAGTTCTTCAATTTCTTTTTTTAATTTGTTAATTATTAATGTAAGTTGTACAATTTCGTTTTCTTTAGTGTGTACTCTTTGCATTACTATATTTAGTTCTTCTTCCATTTATTCTCCTTCCTCGTTATTAAAATCTTTTGCTTTTTCTAAAAACTTTTTTATCATTCTGTTTTCAGTTTTAAGTTGTCTGTTTTGTTCTTTTAAATTACACAGTTCAACAATATATCCTTTACCGCCATAGATTTGTTCGTTAGTTACTTTCCATACATCTACAGCGTCTTCAATTTGTCGCTCTAACTCTTTAATATATTTTTCATCTGTGTCTACAACATCTAAGCTGCCTACATATTTGTATTTGTGTCCGGTAAATTGTAGAGCCATTATGGCATTCTTCTAAAAACTTGACTCCAATAGTGTAACCATTCTTTCCATGTCTTTTCGTCATTCTCTTTTGTTTTTATTTTTGAGTTCGCCATTCGTGTGCTAATCTTTCTTTATTTCTGTTATTTTTTTCAAGTATTTTATAGTGCCTCAATGCTCTCGCCCATATAGGCTGCACTCTTTCCCAATATTTTGCTTTAGTTTCTAGGTTTAAGTCCTGCTTAACCTTTTCCATTGGTGTGTCTAAATATTTGTGCCAATCAATAGTTAAAAACCATTTTGATTTTTTACCTCTAGTCCAACCCTCAATGACTAGACGAACATATACCCATATCGGTGAATATCTTAGCTTTTGCAATAAAGGTGTATTCTTTGGGTATTTAGATGGCATAAAAGTATTACGAATTGACATAAACAAACTTGCCACCAAAATTGTTGCATAACTTTTTCGCCATTCGTGTGCTAAATTAAAACTTAATACGCAAACCTCACCAATAGGTGATGTATCGTAGTTGTTAAAGAAGTGAATCAAATCGTGCTGCAACATAGTATGTTCAGCAAACTTATTAAACTTTGTATTTCTATTCGCAGTTGCTCTATACGGTACTAAACTAATTTGGAATAAATCTACAACATAGTCGTCACCCAACCATTTTTTAAATTCATAACCAAATGTGCCTTTTTTAAATTGTTCTTCTTTAATTCTTAATCTTAAAGGCAGTTTGTGTTTATAAATATCTTTTGATATTTCTAGTTTGTCAAAATTTCTTATGTGTTGTCTTGTACTTTTCTTATCTAAGGTATCAACAAACTTAAATATTAATTCAAGTGGTGGATTGCTATCGGTCTGTAAATGTGTTGCGTATTCCCAAACAAATTTAGTAGCAATTAAAAATTCTCTCATAAATCATTTATATACCATTACCAAATGTAGTGTTTCATTGTTAGTGTTCTTAATCATACAATTCCCACTATTTAATTTTTTAATTATGTTAGTTCCAGTTCTTGCAATTCCATTTATTTCGCAACCTTTATCAAACCATAAATAACATTTATCACCTAATTTAAGAGTTTCTATTGTAGTGTCTCGTGGTAAATCTAAAGTTTTAATTTTCCAACCATAGTCATCAGATAACGCACAAAATATCTTTGTATCATCTTCTATAATTTCCATGCTAGATTTACTTGTTTTAAGTTCCCATTCCATAGAGGGCTTTGTCCAAACACCAGTATTAACTTTATCAACAGTAATACTCATAGAATTATCTTCGTGTTCGTAAACTCCAACATCTTCTTCTCTATGAGATTCTTTATAAACATTCGTTATAAAATCAATATCATTTTGAGTAATTTTGTCTTCTTCTACCCATTCCCAATTTAATTTAATTTTGCCTTTAATTAAATCATACAAATTTAATCTTTTAAAAACTTTTGGATTGCTTGTGTGATATTCTAATTTTTCAAAGTGAGGCTGCTCATCAAAACTATCTTTTGATATTTTATCACCAATTTTAGTTTGCTCGGCAACTGCAATTTGTAATTCGTCATTTAACTTTTTAATAAAATTAAATTTTATAGTCCATTCCATTTTAATCCTCTATATTTCATCTGGTGTTTCAGATTCCAACGCATTATTCATCTTTAATTTAGGCTCAGTTCTTTGAATAAAATGTGTTGTAAAATTAACCAAATATTCGTTAGTGTCGTACCCAAGTTCTTCTAACCATTCTTTATGTATTTTTTTTTCAAACTCTATATGTTTTGTTTCCCACTCAATATGTTTATCTCTTAATAAAAAGTTTTTTGGTTTTGCTGAAAAGTTTGTAGGTATATAATCAGTTCGTATTAAATCGCTAAAACGGATAACACCATTAACTACATGCTCACACCCATCTTCTACATGGATAGATTGTTTTTTTTCATATTCTAAAATCATAATTAGGTACTTAAAATCATTGTCTGGCTTCCACTTGCAGGCATTGTAGTGGTCTGTGTACAAGTGTATCTAGTATGATTATAGCTAGATTGGTATGCACCAGCATTTCCACCGTCAGTAATATAAGTTGTCGTGCCTATTTTCCATTTGTCATAACCAGTGCCAACTACGCTTTCAAACGAGCCTCCACCGTGATTACCTAATAATGTAATATAAGCCGTAAGATAAACACCAGTCATGTGAACAGAATAAAGACCAGTTACAGTAAATGCTCCTTCAGCAGTTGTAATACTATTATCGCTGAAACTACCAAAAGTAGAGCCACTTGAGTCTGTTGTAGCATTTACTCCATTATAGGTTTGAGTAATTTTGCCACTTGTAGTAACAGTTCCCGCCGTAAAACCAACACTATAATCAATAGGGCTTGTATTATTTGCCCCATAGAAATCTTGTAAATCAATCGTTCCTGATGTTGGAACATTTGAGTTATTAGAATGGTCTGCAACTAACGAACCTCCGCGATAATATTCATTCATAGCGTGAGGAGCTGAACCACCATATTCTCCGACAAGGGAATTAATAGAAATTGTGCCAGACGCAACAATAGTCATCTATTTAGCCTCCTTTAATTCTTTAACCTCAGCCTTTAGTTCTTTGATTGCCTCAATGAGATAGCCAACTATATTTCCATAAGCTACAGATTTATATTCTCCGTCTATAACTAATTCAGGAGCAACTTTTTCAAGTTCTTGTGCAATAACACCTGAATCTTTTCTGCGAGTATCTTTTCTTTGGAAAGCAACACCTCGCATTTGAGATACTTTGTCTAAAGCATTGTCTATTGTTTTAATGTTGTCTTTTAGTCTTTCATCGGAATACGCTGTTACGTTGCCCGTAAATGTACCATTACCAGAAGAATCTATTGTTAGTCTAGTTGCAGCATTAGTTCCAAAAATCATAGAATTAGTATCATGTGCGTAGTTAATAAATCCTATGTCATTATCTCCATCATCACCAAAATGTATTCTACATGCATTACCATTGCCACCAAGTATAGATATACCAGCATTTGTACTACCTTCGATAACTAGTTCATCTGCATCTCCACTAACACTAGAAGCACCACTATCAGCAGATTTAATATGTATTCCAACGCCTAAATCTTTTGCACTTATAACACCTAAAGTACCTGATACATCAACACCATCAGTTGTAGTTTCGAGTTTTTTAGAGGAATTCCAATAAAGCTCGGATGCTCCATCTACTGTAAATACAGCCATTGTTTCATCTAATCCTGCATTTTTTATTGTTACATCATTACTACCAGCAAGAATTAATCCACCTGTTCCAGTTTCTTTTACATAACTATTAGAACCGTCATGGTAAATTTCTAAATCGTTATCAGTAGTTCCAAATCTTGCTTTAACATTATCATTGAAATCTACACCACTAGCTCCGCCTACTGCTGCAGGTATTGTAGGTTTATTTAATATTTGATTATCACCAGAAGATGAGTTCCAATCAGATTGAACATTAACTTCAGCTCCTGTTGCTATTCCATTTAATTTAGTGTGGTCAGCGTCAGTAAAGACGTTGGAATCTGTGGCTGCTTCTACTGCTGCTCTAATCTCAGCGTCTGTCTGGTCAGCTGTTGCATTTGCTTCTATTCCACTAACAGTTGTGTTTAATGCTGCTATATCAACTCCGTCAACAGTTCCTGAAACAATTATGTTTCCTGTAACATCAAAATCTTTATTAACAGTCCATTTAGTTCCTGAATGAACATACTTTAATTCGGCACTTGCGCCATCAATTGTAATCCCTGAGCCATCTGCAGCAGAGCTGTCAGCAGCTCCACTTGCTAATACCATATTTTTGTCATCAACAGTCATTGTTGTTGAATTAATTGTAGTAGTGGTACCATTTACAGTTAAGTTACCACTCATGGTTACACCACCAGTAATATTAATATTTCCAGTTCCTGTAATATCGTGTGAGTTTATATCTAAGTCTCCGCCAAGTTGCGGAGTAGCATCTCCAGCTAAACTTGTAATTCCGCCAGCTGTTATAGATTGCCAGTTGGATCCGTCGTAGTAACCAAACGTACTTGCTGAAGTATTAAATGCTAAATCACCAGCATCATTACTTGAAGCCGGATAAGAAGAGGCAACTCTATACCGTTCAGCAAAGCTAGTTACACCTGCTAAATTACCAGCAACTGTATTAACATTTGCAATCGATCCTCCGACATTATTTACATTTGTAATTGCTCCTGCAACTGTTGTGATATTTGCATTGTTTGTAGCAGCCGTTGTTATGTTTGAAGCTACGCCTGCAACTGTAGTAACGTTCGCCGAAATGCCTGCAACTGTTGTAATATTAGCGTTATTGCTTGCAGCAGTTGTAATATTACTTGAGATACCAGCAAGGGTATTCATATTTGTAACATTGCCTGCAGTTCCTAGTGTATTCATATCAGCCACTGCATCAGTAGTTCCTAGAAGGACCATATCAGCAACTGCGTCTGCAGTTCCAAGTCTTCCAATCTCTGTAGCTTTAGCTGCAACTGCTCCAATGTCTGTAGCATCTCCTGCTACTGCAGTTACATCACTAGCAATTCCAGCTACTGTAGTTACATTTGCTGCTATACCTCCGACTGCAGCTACATTTGAAGAAACACCAGCGACTGTAGTTACGTTTGATGAAATGCCAGCAACTGTATTAACATTTGCAATATTAGTTCCAACAGCATCTACATTTGTAATACTTGTAGCAACTGTATCAATTTCTGATGTTGCTTCGTTTAAATCATTAGCAACAGTTTCTACTTCTGAAACTGCTTCAGCTAAGTCGTTTGCGACAGCAACAACTTTAGTAATATCTCCAGCGACAGTGTTTACTGAAGCTATATTAGAAGCTACTGTTGTTACATTAGCATTGTTTCCGGCTACAGTTGTTACATTAGCTTGAATACCAGCGACTGTTGTTACGTTAGCTGCAATGCCAGAGACTGTTGTGATATTTGGAAGGTTTGTTGAAATGAAAGATTTATTGACTGCATCTGTATCAGCAGTTGGCGCTGCTACATTTTTAATTCTTTTTGAGTTTGCGTCCCATTGAAAGTCTGCACTATCCAAAGAAATTTTGTCATTAGCGTCATCAATAGCTTCTTGTCCTAAATAAAATCCTTGAGTCGAATCTGTATCTAAATCTGTTTCTGTTAGTACCGCACCGGACACGTAGTCTGTAAGCCTTGCATTTTGACTTGTTGCTCGTCTAAATTCAATTGAAGAGGCGCTTGCCGGAGCCGGTGAAATTGTTGCTGTAGTACCGGCAGCATTAAGTGTAAAAGATGTACTTACGCCGTTAACCGTACACGCTAAGTGCGTTGAGTTAATGTAGGTAAATGGAATAGCGAAAGCTGTTGTACTTCCATTACCTGTGTATCTTACGAAGGAGTTTGCCATAATTTGTTATTCCTATAGAGGTATCTGTTAGTTAGTTAGTTGTTAAAAATTGAGTAAATCGTTTAGCATTTGTTGCGCATCTGACTGTTCAGGAACGACTGAAAGTGACCGTGCACGATTAATTGTTTGAGCTTCAAAGTCTTCTCTTAGTTTTGGATTATTTTCAATTACAAACTCGCGGATCTGAGTTTTGTATGCATTATATAATCCTGCTAGCATCTTGACTTTTGCGAGATTCAAATAACCTGTATCTTGGTTATCACGTTGTAAGTTATAGCGTTCATCTGAAGTAATCATTTTGTATAGTGCTTCTTTTACAGTCAAGCCGTTGTATTGAGAGTAAGGACCACTTATATTAAGCTCGTGTGTTGCAAGCATTGCGTGCATTATATCGAGTGGCAAGCGGTCCATCATCTCGTACTTTTCATTAAGTAAATCAATATTAGTTCCTACAAGCATTCGTTTCTGCATAGAAATACCGTAACCTTCATCTCCATGTGTTGTAGCAGCAAGTTTAGCAAGAACGTCATATACAATTGAATTTTGTTTAGTTACAGTTTTTCCGACAATTACTGGAGCCCACCATTGTTTAGGTTTTCCAAATAAGCCTTTTTGTCTGTACTGTACTTCACCAAGCATATTGAGTACTGGTGGAACGTCATCAGCATCTCCCCACATAACGTTATCTAATGTGTCAGCAAAGTTTCGCACTTCTCTTTTAATTTCATCGCCATTCATTTGACGTTGGAAACTTGAGTATGGAAGTATCATACTTAGACCCATGTTACGCCACCACCTTTTCCATTCCCCCGGACGTTCTGACGCCACTGCACCAAGTAAATCGACTATTCCAGTTAAATAAGTTTTAGAAGCTAAATTGCCTACTATTGAGGCCATAGCTGTCGCTGCAATATCTCTATCACGTTCTGGATTTGCGGCACTTAAAAAGAATACTAAATCTGTAATTACACCAAGCATAGCAAAACGCGGATCCATACGGTGATAATTAACCCAGCTTGTAGTACCATCTTCATTTGTTACTTTAAATGAGTACGGCTCGTGATTTAATAACCATGCCTCTCTTAAAATAGGATTTTTCGGACCACGTCCTGTAATTTTTTCGTTCAAAGCTAAATCAGCAATTTTGTAAGTAAGAAGTGCGCCGAATATTTGTCTACCAACAGCTTCACTTGCTTGGCTTCCTCCAGCTTTAAGCATCTCTATATTTTGTCTTGAAAGAGCTCCAAATACTGGCATACGACGAACAGTGTGTCTCCATAAGTTCACTGGTGTTCTAATAAATGGCAATATAAATTTAGCGACATTGAAATCTTTGGCTGCAAACTGTTGAAACTGAGTACCAAAATCATACCATGTATCGTCATCTGCTAATTTTTGCGTAAACGTATTTTCTCTTGAAAACTGCCTCGCGTCTTTGTTAATAAACTTTCCATTTACGTCGAATCCAGCTTTTTCGTATTTTAAAATAAAGTTATCTAATTGTTTTCCTTTTAATCCTTTATCTAAACCCTTGAATACTGCTAATTCGTGTAGCTTTGCTCTGTAGTTAATTTGTTTAAATAGTTCATCTGAAGTGATAAGTAATCTTGAAGGCAATCTTAAAAATATTCCAATAGCTTCAACACTAAATGCTCCATATTTATTTTTAATACCTAGATTGGAAGCAGAAAGTGCTCTTGGTGCTTTCATTTCAATAATTCGTCCCATAACGTCACCAACAAGGTCTTCTTGTTTAAAAGCTTTGAATGCTGATCTTAAAGTGTCATCTATACCTTTTAGCATTCCTCGATACTGAGCGAATGCGCGATACATACCTTGTTTGTTTAATGTTGCAGCACTTCCAACAAGTAATTCTGCTGGCCTTAAAACTGTTTCAATAAAAGTTGATCCTGTGTTAATTGCTTGAGTAAATGGACCAGATAATAAACCATTAATATAAATTTCAGTAATAATGTCCCAAGTTTTTTGTTTCATCGTTCGTTGACTAACTTTCAAAATATCTTCGAAGTTGTCCATTGCAGCAATCTTTTGAGCAAACTCATCAATATTGCCGTCAAATGCTTTTGCAACATTATATATTTCGTCAATATTAATTTTAGTTGCGCCTGTTTTAATTTTTCCAGCTTGTGTAGTTCTTGCAGCAGCTTTAATTGCCGTTTTTAATTCGTCTACAGTATTAACAAGTAGTGCTAAAGTTTTTCCAAGTTGCGCTTCAATTACAGGATTACCTTTATTCAGATTTAAGTTTTTCGCAATATCAATGGCTTCTTGTCCTAATCCTTGCAATACTCGTTTTGTAGCATGAACACGAATAGGAAGTTCAGCAATGTCATCTACTACTGTTAATCCTTTAAGAATAACATCTCCTTCTACATCAAGCATATTAGATAACTTAACTAGCTCTTGATTAGTTAGTACACTGTCCCACTTTTCTTTATACCCATGTTCTCTTACTGATTTAACTACAGCGTCGATTGCAAGTTGCACTTCATCTGTACTTTTAAAATTTTTATTATTAATTGGTAAGTCAATATCGTCCATAAGAGGATTTTTCTTATTTTTTGAAACTATGCCGTCTAAAGCCTTATGGTCTACAATTACTTCTGCTTCTACTCTTTTAGGTATTGGTTTTGGTGGAGGTCCAATGAAATCCGGATCATCTATTACTCTTCGAGCTTCAGAAAGATCATCTGCTGTTAATCCTAATTTCTGAGCATTTTCAGCTACCCTTTTTTGATTAGCTTTTTCAATTTTCCATTTTGTTACTGTTGGATCCACATGATTAGCTTTGAAAGCAACAATACCTTTTATTATTAAATGTAATCCTACAGTTAATCCTGCACCTTCTAAAGCTTGTTTAAGTTTAATTGTTGCAACAGAGTCATCTTCATCAGTTTGCAAATATTCAACAACAGGAATCTCTAAGTCTGGAAAGTGGTGGAGTAAGGCATCAACAGCTGTCCCCATTTCTGGATCGAAGGCAGTTACGTCAGCAAACATACCTGAAGCTACTTCAAGTTTAATACCATTAATTGCATTATTAATTTTTGGTCCAAGCTGATACATGGCTTGAGCAGTTTCTTTTGGCTTTGTAACAGCCATTGTAACTTGCTTAAATGCTTGTTTTGCTGCGCCATAATTAAGAAAGAATGCTAAAACATTTTTATTAAAGTTTCCTCCCATTGTATCTGGTATTAAAAATTCAGGGGTTAGTCCTTCGTCAATTCCACTTTCTGCAAAATACTCTTTCTTTAAAAGTTCAGGCTGCCAACCTTGTCCTGTTACAAATTTGAGAGTCGCGTCGCCTAAACCAATCCACGGATTAATTACCCAGTTTGTGAATTCAGCCGTACCTCCTAGTGCTTGGATTGGAGCTGCTGCTACACCTTTAGTGCCCTCGATAAGACTTTGAGTAGCTGTTAATTTTTCTTCTGTTTCGTTTGCGATAACATCTTCTTTAACTTTGGTCTCTAAATAAGCATCGTATGTGTCAATAGTACCTGAAGCATTATTTTCATTTGGCTTTTCTAATTCTTTTTGTTGAAGGTATTCTTCGTATGAGCTAATCATTATTCAGCAGTAGCAGTATTAATAGCTAATTCAAGTAAGTGCAATTTTTCAAATTGAGATAAAATTAAATTTTCAGCTTGTGAAGGATCCAAATTATTTTCTTTTAGTAAGTCAGCAATTGGTCCAGATTGAGATTCGCGGTACTCAGCAACGGCCGCTTCTAATTCGGCTTTTGCAGAATCAAAGCTGTTATCAGCACTACCTATTAATTCAATGTTGTTTACTCCATAAGCCAAATTGCCATTCTGCCACTTTTCGACAT